TTAACAAACTTAAGCATTGAAAAAAGATTTAATTAACGACAATCATTCTATAAAATATCACAACGAGTTTTATTTTGAGATGTATAAAAACGATACGCCTAAAATTAAGTCCATGAAAAAAAAACTTAAGGATAGGCGTTTTGTTATAACAGCTACAGAAAGTACAGACCAACACTTAAAACATTATATGCAAAAAGCTATTAATTGCTTAGATACGTTAAAGTGTTTAGATTCTAACATAACTTTTAAACTTAAACGCTCTACCTTGTTAAAGCTTAACCCTGTTATAGATTTAGATAAAAACCCTAATTGGAGAAATTAAATTATCTGTTTAAAAAATCTCTAGCATACTCGTAGTTATAATTAAAATCTCCTGTCTTAAATCCTTGAATTAACTCGTTGTATTTGCTTATAGTTTGTTTGTTTAAAACTTTAGCTCTCATTAATTGATTTAAGATTTCTTTATTGCTTTTATCTTTAAAATCTCCACCAAATATATTATACAACATAAACGCTCGTTCATTAGCATTCATGTTTTTAAGCTTGTAAACAACAAAAGGATATTGTTTTTTCTCTAGCTGTTTTTCAAGTTTACTAATCATTTTTTTTGTTTCTTCCGCATTGTCTCCTGCTTGTAATATTATTTCATCTACAATATCTTTAGGCATAGCATCGTTCTTAGCAAACTCGTCTATTAACTTATTATAGTTAAAATCTTTTATAGCTTTTTGTTGTGCCATTTTAGCTAACTCTTGCTTTTGGTCTGATGTTAGGTTTACTGAAGATGAATACTTGCTAGTTTTTGAAAAAACTCTACCTGTAAACATTTTTTTAATATTATCTGCCATTTCTTTCTTTTCTCTACCTTCTTCTCCGCCCATTAACGCATCAGCAGTTCCGTAAGTTAAAGATATATAAGGATTGCTTCTAGGAGATGTTACTATAGCTTCTACCGCTGCTTTAATTCTAGCGGGAGATTCTGTTGTCTGCCAACCTATCTCTTTGTAAAAACCTTCTACATAATCGCTTTCAAAACCCTCAGCTTCTTTAGGAACATACCCTTGCATATAAGACAAAGGCTGGTCTCTATAAAAGTCATAACCTAAAGAGTAAGACATAATAGAGTTTATGGCTGGTACTCTAGTTAAATTACCTGTTAGTGTTAAATCAAAAGGCAATACATTTGTCTCCATTGTAAACTTTAATTCTTCTAGAGTCTTGTCTTGGTATCCTTCTATCTCATACATTTCAGCCATTTTGTTAGCTATTATATTTTCAGTCAACGAAAGTAATGGTGTTATCTCGTGTGATTTTGCTAATCTAAACGACTCAAACTCTCCTTCTTTACTTATATTGTAATAAAAGTGCATATAGTTAGAGTTTTGATACTTACTTTGCTTTTGTCTAGCTTTTAAGTATCGCTCAACACCCGTTAATCCTTTATACTCTTCAGGTAAATCATCATCATCTAAAGCACCTAGTAAAAACACATTCAAACCTATACGAAGACCAGAGAAAATAGCCGCTGCTTGAATTAATCTAAATGATGTAGCTAAAGGTCTTTCTTTTGCTTGCTCTGCTGCTACTCTAATACTTTGTGTTCCTGCGTTTAGATAGGATACTGCTGCGTCAATGTCTTTTAATATATAGCCACTTTGGTTAAAGTCTGGTGCAGATTTAGCTCTAGCTTCTGCAACCGCTTTTGTAAACATAGACTCTCTTAGACCTTTGTCTAATTTCTCTAAATCTTTTATTTCATTTATATCCTTATATTTCTTAGGATTTTCTTTTTTTAGTTTTTTAATTTCGTTGTTTAATGTTCTTGTAAACACTCCTAATCTAAAACCTATCTCGCCATATTCTTGCAAATCTCCAATAAAATCAAATATCTTATTTTTAAACACAAAGTCTTTAGCTCTCTTGGAGTCTGCTAATCCAAATGTAGCAAATTTAAAGAAGTTATCTAATACTTTTTTGTTTAATGATTCTACGAAGGTGTTTCGCTTTACACGACCTTGTGTATGTAGAAAGTTCATCATCAAACCGTATTCTACTGCGTTTTTGTAGATGTAAGATTGTTCAGTTCCTTTTCTTATTTCTTTAATACCACCAACTAAATCTTTAGCTATTTGACCCAAAGACTTTAGTAAAAAATTACTGTATTGACTACTAAAAACAGATATAAAAGAAAAATCTCTTGGAGTGTTAGTTATAAAAAAGGTAGGGTTATTACCTGTAGCAAAACTTTGTAATATAGCTTTGCCAGATATTAAGGCAATAGCTTCTCTCATATTTGGTGTAGATATTATCCCGTTTAATTGACCTGCATAACTATCATAAAAATCAGGATTCATACTAAAAGACTTTCTTACACCATCTTCATAATAGTACACTTTTCTAAATCCATCAGGAACTTGTTTTTCTATACTGACTTGCTCAAACAATTTATCTAAAGCTTCTAATTCTCTTAACTCTCTTCTAGTTATAGATTCGCTTCCTTTTTTTTCTTGTAAAGATTTTTGTCTTTCTTTAGCATCTAGTAAAGATGTAAAGGTTGCTCTATTTACTCTGTTAGCAGATATAGATTTACTTCGTGCATTAATATACATACTAATAAGAAGCATACTATCTGTAATTAAAGATTCACTACTACCTTGATTTATAGTTTTTATAGGAGATTCAGCCAACCCGCTATTGTCTGATGCTTTACTATAGTCAAACTCTCCATCTAGGTTTTCTATATGCTGTAAGAATTTACGTTGTACGTAGTCGTATCCTTTAAAAGAATCGTACATATCTTTATCTATAAAGCCTTCTTCGTACATTTCTTTTAGCATGTCTTGATAGTAAGAGAAAAACTCTTCTGCTCTGTCGTTTAGTTTGTTAAACTTCTTGTCTCCTAATTCTTTTTTAAGATTATCTAACGCAGCTCTAGCATCATCTTTTGTCAAGTTACCAGGATTAATAACGTCTGATTTTCCTTGGGTTTTTCTTTGGGATTCTAAAGAGATTAATCTTTTAGCTTGTATTATCCAGTCCAATATTTCAACCTCATCATTATTTAGCTTGTAATAAATTTTTCTATAAATGTTTTTGAATATCTCTGCTGCACGACCTGAAGAGCCATTGTCTGCAATCATGTAATCAACTAAAGATGTATTTTTTACCTTTAGTTTTGCTTTTTTAAATACTGTTTTAGCAAATGAAGTTCTATCTAGGAATTTTTCTTTAAATCCTTTAACTATGTTTTTCAAAGTAAATCTAGAGCTAGAAAGTTTTTCTCTATCTTTTTTTGCTTTATTCATAACGTTTTGAAACTTACTATAACGGCTAGCTTCATTCTGAGGCTCTGCTCTAACAAGAACATCTTGTGCTATCTCTCTATCTTTACCTTCAAACATAGACAATATTTCTTCATCAGACTTGTCGTTGTCTAATTCTTCTGCTACTTTAGCTTCTATATCTTCTCTTAGTTTTTGGTTTTCAGCAGCGTCTCTTAGCTTTTTAGGCGTTCCATCAAGTAAAGCATTAGCTTCTTTTACCTTGTCTTTATCTGTTCCGTCTTCTACGTCTCTCAAGGCTTGAACAACAGCCTTTCTTTTTTCAGACAATTCTTTTGTTTGAGCAGTAACTTGTGGCTTTCCTTCAGTTGTTTTTTCTTTTACTCTTTTTACTTCTGCATCATATTTCTCATTAATCTCATTGATAGTTTCTATACTCACAACTACGCCATCAACCATAGGCATGTTTCCTGTTTCGTTGGACTCAATAATAGCTAGCTCTACAGCTTCTATTTCTTTACTTCTATCTTCTTCTATTTTTTTTAATTCTGTATCTGTTTCCGTAGATTGTTCTGTTTCATTTACTTCAATTTTACTTAAAATATTTTCTTTTTCTTCAAGTATTTTTTTACTTTTATTTCTATATCCAGCAAGCAAAGTTTCTTTGTCTTCCTTACTTATCTTAGAGTCTGCCTTAACTTTTTCAGCCTTCTGTTTTAATTGATTTACTTGATAATAAATCTCTCCTATTCTTTTTCTGTTAGACTTAGAAAGAAACCTCATTTTACTCAAGTTTTCTTGCATATACTCTTGGCTTTCTTCTAATGTTTTTCCTAGTTCTTTTTGAGCCTGAGCTACATCTTCTTTAGGTATGTCAGGATTGTTTATTATCTTAAATAGTTTTTCTGTTTTCTTTTGAAATTTATTTATTTCTATTTTTTGTTTTGCAGAAGAATACATGTTAGCAGTAATACCTACTACATGTGGAGAAACTCTTGTTAACCCACCAAATAAAGCTGATGAAAAAACAACATCAGAAGCGGATTCGTTAAATCGTTCAAAAGCAGCATCATCATCTAGCATAAAATAATTATTACCTGCATCTAAAAACTCCACAGACAACTCTTCAATAACTTCATTTCTAGCACCTTCTCCTATGTCGCTAAGTATTTTTCTATATCCGTTTTTCCTTTCTGCTCTTCCTATAGATTTGAATGCGTCTTTAGCTTTCCTTATGTTTTTAATTGTACCAAATGAAGACAAAACACCTTCTGTTAATCCTGCGAAAACAACAGAAGTAGCTTTCTCCATAGGCGAAATTTGTTTAAACTTCATATTATCTATTTGTCCTGCCTTAGCTCCTGCTGCGTTCACAGCAAACAAAAAAGGTGCTGCATAGCTAGTAGCACCCATCATTAAATAAGGAGATTGCTCTACAACGGTGTTACCTGAATATTTAAGCAAGTCCGTAACAGAATACACGTCTTTTATTGAGAATGGCTTTTCCATAAACTCAGAAGAGCGTGCAACTGTCTTTTTTAATGCTTCAGATTCTTCTTTTAATTTTCTGTAATTTTCTTCGTTATTAAGAAGTTCTTGCGTATAAGCCGCTGCATCGTAAAAATTAGAAGATATACTAAACCAAGCATTAGCCCACTTGTCTCCAACGTTTTCTAAAAAACCATAACTCCTTTTTAGATAATCTACTTGTTCGCTAAACTCTGCGTGGTTGTCTACGTTTTTTAAGTTTTCTTCCCTTATGGTTTCAAACTCTTTTAGGTTGTCGTTAAATTGCGTTACTTTTGACGTGTAAGATTGGTTAAGCTCTTGTATTTTATTATTTACATCATCAAATTGAACTTGAAGTTGTTGTCGTGTTTCTTTGTCTACACCTTTATTTACTTGGTCTATTATTTGTTTTCTTCTATCCGCAAGCAGATTTATATCGCTTTCTATAGTTTTTATTTCTTTGTTTGTTTCTTTTAGTGATTTCTCGTAAGTTTCTTTTAAAAACAACCCATTTGTAAGGTCTGAATTTAGAGAAATCATTTTATTTTTAGCGTAGCCTAACGCTTTCTCTTTCTTTTCTTCTGGTAAGTTTGACAAATAGTTTCTAACTCTAGCGTCTCTCTCTTTCGTAACTAACTCTACTAGCTTTATTTCTTTAGCTCTTTCTAATACTTTGTTTTGATGCTCATTACCAGACACATCTAAACCTTCTTTAGATAGCTGTTGTTTTGCTTGCTCTATTTCGTTAGATAAGTCTCCACGTATGTTTTCGTTGTTGTTGGTTATAAAAGCTTCTCCACTCATATAACCAGTTATTTTACCTAACATATTAGTAGCTTTAGCCATGAACCCTTGACTAACTTCGTAGCTTTCGTTTATTTCTGCTTCAAGCTCGCTTATACGCTCATCACTTAAGTTTGTTTGATTTATAGATTGTATTATATCAGTTAGTTCACTATCATCGTATTCATCTCCTAAATCTAGCTGTATTGTTCCTATTTTAGAATCTGATGAATCCGAAATACCATCTGTATCTTGGACTTCCGAATCCAATTCTTGACTTGTTGAAGTAAAAACAGATTCTTCTTTTTTTTTTGAAGTTTCGTTTACAGTAGAGACTTTAGGTTGCCCTACTGATTCTTCTTGAATTAAACCCGTATCTTTTTTAAACGCATCATAGTACTTTTCTTCTAAGCCTATACTCTTGAATACTTTTTGATTATATTCTTGGTTGCTAGACATATCTTTCTTAAAAGACTCATAGTATTTTTGCTCTAATCCTGTTTGTGCAAATACTTTCTGTAAATATTCTTCGTTCATATTCTAGTCTTGTCCTGCGCTTGGCGGTGTTAATGAATTGTTGTTTGTTATTTTAGTTGCTCTAGATTGTCTTTGCTTCATTCTTTCTATTTCTTGTTGAGCTTCTCTGTTAGATAGTCCTGCCGATACTAACGCTCTTGCTGCTTCTGTAGTATTGTCTATAACTAAAGACGTTCTTTTTGTTGTTGCAGGTATTTTTTTACGAGCATCTCCCATAGTTAAACTATCTCCAGAAGTATCTAACATTACTAAGTTATCAGCACTACCTAAATCTTCCATAGTTGCACCCCTTACAACCATTTTACCATCATCATCAATAAACCAAGACTCTAATGCAAAATCATTTAACGTGTCAACTCTTTGTCCGCTAGGCTTAACAACTTTATCGTCTTCTTTAACTTCAGGAAATATAGACTCTCCCGTAATATTAGATAAAACCTTAACCCCTTCTAGTGGCACTCTTTCTTCTGTGTTATTAGGGTCAGTAACTGTGAATAACCCTTTAGTTTCTTGGTATTGATTTTCTAAGTCAGGATTTCCTGTTACCATAAACGCAGGCTCTTCTGTTTTTCCGCTTTGTTGTTGAGATAATCTTAAGTTTGTTCTGTCTAGTGTTTCTTCGTAAGAGCTTTCAACCCTATTTGTAACACCTATTAACATTTTGTCATATAAGTCTTTCTCTAATTGAGCTACTTCTTCTTCACTCAAAGAAAGTACATCTTGCTTTCCGTAAACTTCGTAAACTAAATCGTTATGGAATTGTGGATTATTAGCTAAAGATTTTGCTGCACTTTCTATTTCGATTTTATGAGAATCACTAAGACCTTCTGTTTTTATATCTATAAAGCCCTTTGAAGTATTTTCTACTCGCTTTTTAAATTCATTTCCTAAATCATCTACAATTCCATTTAAGTTAGAGTTTCTAGGTGGGTTTTCTAGCATTTGTCTAAATTGCCTAAGAGTCATTTTCTCTCCATTAACAGCAATAACCATACTGCCATCTCCTGCTACTTCAACATCATCTACTTTACCAGCAAAAACATTACCTATAATTAGATTTGACCTATCCGACAATCCACCTGAAACTTGCTTGTTTTCTACATAACCTAAGTATATTTCAGCAGATTTTTGTATATTAGATACATCGTCTTGGAATTGAGATAACTGTCTGTTGTAAGAAGCAGATATACCACGCAAATCTCTTACAGTTAAGTCTCCATTCTCCATTTGTTTATGGTACTCAAAAAGCTTATCTTTCATTTTACCTACACCTTCATAGAGTAATGTGTCTGAGTTATACTCTCCTGTTGGGTCGTAGCTAGGCTCTTCCATAGATGAGAATATGCTAGACTTAGCTTCTTCTACTTTGCTATCCATAGCTAGCTTTTGGTTAGCTATCCTAGATTGTTCTTTTTGTGCATCACGCATCATACCAGCGGTATCGAAACCTGCTTCTTGAGTTGTTGCGAATGAGCCTTTTATACCTACTGCCATTTATCTTTGTGTATTCTTTTTGTTATTACTTATTCAACAAACGTCTCTCCTGTAAGTGAGCCTGCCATTACTGTAGCTCTCGGTGCATTTCCAGTATTTGAGAATGATTGAGATGCGTTATAATTAGGTATTAAACTTGCCAACATATTATCTATAGGTCGATTAGGAGTTAAATAACTAGGCATTAAGTTGCCTTGCATTGGTTGAGATGGTTGCATCATTGGAGCCTGATTACCCTGTAAAAGAATAGAAGATTGCATAGGCTGTACGGTTTGTCTTTGCCCAGACTTTCCGTACATTTTTTGCATATAGTCATCCATATTCTTTTGCTCTTGTATCATCTGTAACCCACTAATTCCTGTCTGTGCTACACCACCTATACCTTGCCACATTTGTTGGTTTCCTGCATTGTATTGAGAAGATAAAGCATTAATGTCTTGTTGCTCTCTTCTCTCCATCATGCCTTGAATACGCTGAGAGTCTTGTGCTCTAATTTGGTCTATACGTGCTTGTTGTTGCTCTAAGTCTGCACCTATTTGCCTATTTATTCTCATATTATTTTGTTGTACGTTTCCTAGCCCACCTATTAAGCTTCTAGAGTCTGCACGTTGTAACGCATCTACTCCTGATGCAGCAAGACGAGATGCTTCTTCTCTTTGCAACTCTGCTCCTTTGGTATATACTGATAACTCATCTGCTACATTTGTTAGCCTTTGTCTTTGGTAGTTTTCTAAAGCTTCCCTAGCTTCTCTTTTCTGTTTAGCACCTGATATAGCTTGTGATATTCCTGTTACAGCTCCTATACCTATTTGCCCCGCTATTAATCCTAATCCCATTGTAAATACATTTAATACAAAAATACAAATTTACTTTTTAAGTGCTAGTGTTGCTTAAAAATACTTCACTAGATACTGAAAATAATTCTGTTTTTTCGTTGGTTTCTAATTCTAATTCTACGTCCATATAGTATCCTAAAATACCGCTTCCGTCTATGTTTTGATTTTTAGCAGTCATAACAAATTCTCCTGCACTAAAGCTTGATGCATCAGCTACTGTTATACTATTTTCTGTAGTTTCTAGTATTACAGACGAGTTTCCATTTTGGTTTAACAATAAGTCTCCTACGTAAACTTCTTCTGATACTGAGTTAAAAAATATTCTATTAAACACAAATCTATCTATTTGCCCTACCCCTTGTACAGATAAGGTGTTGTAGTCTATTTCTTCATTGCTTGTGCGTACATAGCTTCTGTATACTCCTTCTTGAAACCTAAAGTCGTCTTTATTTACTAATCCCTTTTGTATGTTGGTTTCTGTAGTTGCTTTCCACGAATCTGTACCGTCTGTTTCTATTGTTTTATAAACCTTACGTTGGTATGGCTCTTGGCTAAATATAAACTTAACCTTACTTATTACACTTTGCCCATAAAACCTATTGTACACACCTGATTCTCTGTCGTTGTGTATGTATAAGTCTCCTTTGTCGAAGCTTAAAAAGTTACCATTGTAAGTTAACATTTCTTGTGGGTTGAAGCTTTGCTCTGTAACCCAACCACCGCCTTGTTGGTTTATATTTTCTTTATACCCTACTGTTATGTACTGAGAATTGTATTTAACATTTATCATATACATATCGTTAAAGTCATCGTAACAACCTAGTATTTCTGTTATGTTAGACTCTAAAAATAAATTTCTAAAGAATGATTTAAATCCTACTCCACTTATCTCGAATATACCATTGTTACTAAGTCTACAAACAACGCCACGCTTTTTGTCTGAGAAGTAAATATAACTTTTAGTAGACACAAAGCTTCTAGGGTCTTGGCTTATTCCATATTCTCCTGAGTATGGTACTTGTTGTCCTAGTACACTCTCTATTCTAGATATGTTAGTAGTGCCGTCTGCGTTAAATATCTGTGTTTTACCAACCATTACATAAGACATCTTGTCTTCTTGTGCTACTATTATATTTGTATCTCTAGAGAATAATTTTTGTATTGAACCAAAAGACTTTTCTATATCGTCCTTAAAGTTTGCAGTAGATAAGTTAAACTCATTTAAGCCATTTACACCTGTGTTATTACTAAAGTCTGAACTAGAGTACGTAATATCTGCAAACCTATCTAACTCCCTGTAAGACGTTTCAGAAATAGATGTAGGTGCATAATCTACAACTAATCTATTTTCGTTAAATTGGTCTTTGTATTTAACGCTTTCTACACCGTTACCCTGAGCAAAACAATTAAACGCTTTTTCTAATAAGTGTTCCTGTTGCTCGTGTTGGTTGTTTATAATTTTATAAGTTTCGGGTGTCTCAAAAAATACTTCTTCAGATGCATCCTTAGGCTCTTTCTCAAAAGCTATTAAGCTATCTACAGAGCGAAATATTACTTCTGTACTTAATTTACTTCTTCTAGTGCTAGACCCTGCGTGTATTCCACGAATAATTATTTTATAAGGTTGTGTATTGTCTAATTCAAAAGGAGAAGGCTCTGGAAAAGTACCAATGGTTATAGGTACTCCGTTTTGGTCTCTAAGAGTGTTGCTTGTAGCAGAAGCACCAGGAGAAGCAAATTCTCCACGCTCAACCCAAAAGTAAAATATTCGATTAGGGTCTTCTTCTGATTGAAACCCACCTAAAGGCATTGTTCCATTAGAAGCTATATCAGACGCATTTATCATGTTCTCAGGCTTAGGTATAGCCAAGTCCATAAACTGTCTAATGTTATCGTAATCTTGATTTGCTACAAATCTTTTAGAGAATGTATAAGTAGGATTTTGGCTTCTTCTGTTTCTTAACTCTTTGAAATCTAAAACACTTCCTGCTGTTATTTCTAAATCTTCTAATAAAACGCTATTCTCATCTAAGGTTGCTGAAAAATCTCTAGTAGATGCAACTATAGGAACACCTTGTCTTCTTCTATCATTATCTTCAAAACTTCTAAACTCTCCTTCATCGTAATCTAAAAACAACCTTCCTGGCTTTATTTTAATGTAAGTACCTAACTCTTCTATTATTTCATTTCCATTTTCGTCTACGTTTACTTCTAAAAAGTTTTCTTGAAAGTTTCCTTTTTCTAAAACTTTTACTTTAACAACTTCGTCTATAATGTCTTCTGCATCTCTTTTAAATACAAGCTCATCTCCTACATCTACTTTATTAACATCGCTACCTTCTAGTTTAATCCAACGATAGTTTCCGTCTACATAAAAAATATTAGAGTATATTGTTTCCCATTCTTTTGTTTTCTTAATAGCAAACTTGTAATATTTAGCCCAATGTGGTGGTTTTTGTTCTTCGGGTATAGTTACCTTTAATGTGTTCTTGCTTGCAGAATTAGATATATCTATAAACGTAGTGTTGTTTACAGAGTCTAACCCTGTTGTTCTTCTTCCTTCTTCATCTAAATAAAGTTGCACCACTTCGTAGCTTCTATTAGACTTCATAGATGAGTTTCCTGTGCTAGACGATATAGATGCGGTTGTGTTAGAGTTTAAGAATCTAGACACAAAAGTTGTTGTATAATCTGTATTACTGTAGAATATACTAGGATACTCTATTCCTATTTCTGTTTGAGATTGCAATGAAATTAAAAACGAACCTGCTCCAAAGTTTTGATTAAGTCCCGCAGTATTAGGTGGTCTATCTACTTCGTTTAGCATTTTGTTTTTTATAGAATCTAAAGCAGATATCAAACCTTCGTCTTGAGACAAGTCTTGTGCGTTTTGTACTGTATCAGATATTAAGTATATAAGGTCTGTTTCGTAAGATATATTAAACTCTGCATCAAATAAAGAGAATGATATAACTAAGGTGTTGTCGTTCTGAAAGTCAATATTAGATAAGTCAAAAACAATTTCTCTAGGAGCAAGAGATGTACCACCTGTAACCCCTATGTTAAAGTCGTCTATAGGTGTGGATTTAAAATCTACAGAGAAGTCTATTTTGCAATCGTCTCCGTTTGCGTCTATTAGGTTTCTTTGCTCGTTATAGTTTCCAAAGAATAGTTTGTTTTTAGCATAGCATTGTGCTTTAGCTTTTAATGGTACGTTATCAAAAACTCTATTGTACTCTCGCTCTGGCAATACCCTATATACCTTATTGTTTTTAAAGTTAAAAGTTTCTACAGTATCATCTAATATGTTTTTTTCTTTTTTGTTTATAGTCTCTATTATCTTCCAATTAAGAGAGTTTGATTCTCTAAATAACAACTCTACTGCTTCTACGTTTTCGTCTCCTGTATTGTAATCTATAAGCACAGCGTTGTAAACGTTAACCATACCTAAGTTTTCGTAAGTATCGAAGTCTACGTTAAATTGACTTGGTAGAAAAGCATATTCTGTTGATGATGATTTAGCTGAAAAGTATCCATCTTTGTAAACATATCTATAAGCAAAAGATATAAATTTATCTTCTATTTCGTTACTAGATTCTTCTGATGTATAAGGCTTTATAACAGGAGACTCTATAGGTGGTCTCTTGATTAAGTTTAAGTCTGTTATAAGTATCTCATCTAACAAATACTTTTTACATCGTTCAATGTTTATTACTCTAGGTGGATTATCGTCTCCGCTAAACGCAACTAAGTCTGAGTCATTTTCGTTTACGTTTATATAAATAGAATTAGAACTTACCACCTTTAAACCATCGTATTCAAAACCACTAGGGGTGCTGTATCTTACAACAGGGAAACTTACGTTTAAAGTACCAAAACTTTCTTGATATATGGAGTTAGCACCATACACGATTGAACTATCTGTAGTTCCTGTAGGTTCGTTTAGTAAAGATGTTTGTTCTTCTAAAAAAACATTTAATTGATTTATAAATCTATCTTTAGCTGATATTGCTGATTCGTTTTTAAATGTATGTGTAAATGTGATTGTATGTAGGCTTCCACTAAAATCTTCTACTTCAAAAAACAAACTTAATTTAGAGCCTACAACAGCTTCTCTTTGTAAGTTAAATATAGCTAAAGCATTTTCTGCTACTATGCTTTCTTGCGGTAAGTTTACACTACTTACTGTTGCGGATTGTCTTTGATTAAAATAAACAGCACCTTCTGATACGGTTGATTTTACTATTATATCTGCATTTAGTATAGGTTTATCAAAGTTAAGTAAACCACTACCTGCTGTTGTTTGCAATACTATTTCTGTAACATCTGTAGAGAAGTCGTGTTCTATAATTAAGTCGTATTCATCAGACTTTACAAAGTAATATATTTTTTCTTTAGCTTGATTAGCTACAGATTTTAATACCACAGGGTTTGTTATGGATAAGTTTGAATTGCTTATAATATCCGCAGGGTCTTTAGACTTTAATACATCTATATTAGATACAACGCTATTTGCTAAAGGGTTTTCTATAGAACCTTTATCGTCTCCTTCTGAAGATACTATAATAGCGTTCTCTAGTTTTCTTACAGAACCATTAGGTAGTAAACGCTCATCTGCATCTCTATTAATGTTCCCTAGTATAAAATTGTTTGTTATCTTAGTCATAGGTTATTTAATCCAATTATTTCTGCCTTTCATTCGTTGAACTAACTGATGAAGTTTGTAGTTAGATAGTCTTAGCTTGGCTTTTTGATACTCTCTGTTGTAGTCTTTCTCTGCTCTACGAACAATGTATTCTGGGGTGTTTATTTTATTAGCTAATATTTGATGCCTAACATACATATACAACGCTACTTCCGCTAACTTATGTATCTTGATTTCTTCTACATCTGCACTCTCTAAACCATCGCTTATATACTCTAAAACAACTACTCTATTAGGTATGTCTGCACTAAATTGTATGTATCCGTCTTGCTTAGATATTACAAAAGTTCCATTTACATTAGCTAAAGTAGTATCTATGTTATAAGAGTTTCTACGTTGGTTTAAATGTCCTTCTTCATATCCACGAGCATAATAATTGTTTCTTTCCGCACTTATGTTTGCTGAGTTGGTTTCTGTAATAGACGTTCCTTCTAAAGCGTTGCCTGCATCATCAAATAGTATTTTGTACTTATTGTCTTGTAGGTAAGCTTTTACTATTCCTGTACGAGTAGACTCTATCATTGGTCTAAAATTACCATTGCTATCTACAGTAGATATTCTAACGTAGTTAACGTAGTCTTGCGGTAGTATAAACCTTAAATCATCTCCTATCTCTAACTCTAGTTTTTTAATCTCTTTTAAAGCATCGTAATTTAACTCCTGTAAGCCTTTCTTTGCATGACCTATAATATCATATCGTCTAACATTATTAATAAGCTTATCGTCTCCTACGTACCTTAAAAGAAATGTGTCTATAATGTCGGCTAGAGTAGTGTATTGGTATCCGCCATAGTTTTCTTCAGAAGAATAATATTGTTCTTGTGTGCTATCTAAACCTGCCATTATTGTCTTTCTTTATTGTTTTTGTCTACTTCTTCTTGCTTAGATACCTGTACTATATCAGCATCTCTTATACTTAAACCTAAGTAGGATAATACTTTTATTGTAACTGCTACTTCATCGCTAGGGTGTAACTCTAAATCTTGAAAGTCTGACGCATCAGGATTGTAAATAGGGTTTCCTTGTACTTCTATAAACGTCCACTTTGGTTGTTTAGGTCGTCTAATATAAAACACCTTTACATCTTCCTGTATCTCGCTAGGATATAGTTGCAAATTACCACCATAATCTACGTACATTGGGTGTCTTAATGTAGGAGATGCGTAATTTTCTTCTGCTAATAACTCTATTATAGACTTAGGTGCTTTTTCTGCTATTTTGTTTTTATAGAACACTTGTTGTACTCTATATACATCTAAGCCTGTTGGCTCAAATCTTTCTGTAGTAGAGTTAAATGTGTAAGGGTCTTTTTCTGCAAACACATCTATCTTTTCTTGTATGTTTTTAGGTATATCGCTATACTCAGAATTACTCATTCTGTTGTTTTGCATATTTATCCACCTGTTGTAATGATAAAAGTTTTCTTCAAAGATAGATAATTGAGCTAATGCAACTAATCTATTAAATTCAGCAGGACTTACAAACCCCCTATTTTCCTTATTCATTAAGGTTAAAGTAGTATTTCTTACCCTATTAATCATATAACTAACATTTATACAAAGATACAAAATAAAAAAAAGGACAACCGAATTAACGATTGCCCTTAATTTAACTAATCTATAAACTACTATGCTACTACTTTAGCAAAGTTGTTTCGTCCTAGAGTACATAAAGCACGCTCACTTAAGAAGTGTAACTCGTTTGCATCTAAGTCTGAGTTTGATGCTCCTACTGCACCACCTGTCATCCATGTTCTGTAACGTCTGTCTTCTGTTGGAGAAGATAAATACTTAACGTGTAAGAAAGGTAATGTTGCATTTTCTCCCATTACTTCGTCGTAAACGCTAGTTGTTCCTGATGGAGCAATTACTGCATTTACTTTTCCTGTACCTGTAAATCCACCACGAGTAGTAATGTCATTCAAGTATTTCCATGAAGTCTTGTAGAACTCATAGTCTGCACGTCTAAAGCCAATGAAGCCTAAGTTTAACGCCATTTGCTCATCGTTACCGAATGCACCATAAGATGTACCACCTGAACCATAAGAGTTTTGAGACGCTAATAAGTCATCAATAGCTAGAGATTGGTCTCTGTTTGTGAAAATCATATTCTCAGCAATAGCACCCTGAGCATCGAAACGCTTTAAAATACTATCGAAGTCTGCTAAAGTATCAGCAACACCGTCAAATACGTTTGCTTCATCTAAAGCTTCAAAGAAACCTTCTGTACCTTTTTTACCTGCTCCTGCTGCATCAGAACCTGACTCAACACTTTTAGCTTCAATCATAGCCATCTCTAAAACGTCATCAAAACGTCTACGAGTTTGTGCTCTAGATTTCAAGTACCAGTAGTAACCACCTGACTCTACATCTTCAATCCAACCAATTTGAGTTGCGTCTGTTCCATTTACAGTATCCTTGTCTTTGATAATTACAGGGCTGTTTTCGTAGATGTCTGGCTGAGCTTCTAAGCTTTCAGACATACCATTAGTGCCTTTACCAAATTCGTTACCATATACAAAACAGTTGATGCCTGTAGTGCCGATAGTGAAACCACCTGACAAGTTAGATACTGCTGTAAATGTATCTGAATCAGCTACTGCTGTAACATAACCTACATTCTCTACTGAGCCATCGTTAAAGATAATAGTTTCGTTTACTCGGAAGTTGTGGTCTGCTAATGTAAATACATTTGCTGAACGAGCTGCACCTACACCTGCACGTCTTAAACGACCTTCTTCAGACCATTTAATGATTTGAGATGAGCAAGGTACTTCACTTGCTGTTTGCTCTAAGAATCCTTTAATAGATTGACTACCGTATCGAGCGAACTCTTCATTGATAGTATCAGGTAAAAACTGATTCTCGAAATTTACTACATCTAAGTAGTTGCTTGCCAACACTTCTTGCGTTGGGGATGGGGTTAATTTAATCCCTGTTGAACGTAATGCCATAATTTGTTATTTTTTTTGTTTAAAACCGAATTTTTGTGTACTCTCTCCTACAACTCTAAGACCCTTTTTGGCTTTTGAAAAATCAGGTGCTTTTCTTCCGCTAAAGTTTATGTTTTTTGAATCCATAGCATCAGATTTAATAGCATCTGTTTTCCCTTGTTCGTAAAAATGACTTGCTAGTTTGTCGACATTCATAGCAGCATTTAAAGCCTTGTGGTATCCTTTTATGTCTACTAGATTACCTTGTTCATCTGTAAACTTAGAAATGAAATTGTTAATGTCAGACTGAGACTCTGCAATGTTTTTAGAATCTTTATCTGCCTTAAAGCTAAACTCCTTATCTCCGATACTATATTTGAAACCTTCAAAATCATCGGTAAATAATTCCTTCGTCTTTTTAACAAAATCATTAGTCCTTTGTTGGATTAACTCTTGTTGTTGTTCTTGAGACCTACTTATCTCATCAAGCTTAGCTTTTGCTTCTTTATAGTCGCTTGGAATAGACTCACTTTGCGAAGACCCTTCGATTGGTGATTTGTACTTTTCCTTTTTGGATTCTAAATAACTAATAGCTTCACTTAATAATTTCTTTTCTTTTCTTTTTTTCTTTTTAACTTCATCTTCATCATCCAAACTTTCATCGTAGCTAAACTCGGACATTTCGTCTTTTATGTCTTGCTCATCAAAGTAAGGGTTCTTTTCCTTCAAGTACGTTTCTAAAACTTTAGTTTTATCTTCAGACTTCCAATCTTTTTGCAATTCTAAGTAGTCTTGATAACTTCTATTTGTTTCTTTCTTGTACTCTAAATACTTTTTAACATCTTCAGGAACATCTAATTCTTTTTGCTCTTGCTTAGTTAATGACTCAAAGTTGTCTATTTCTAAACCCTTTTTGTCTTTTAAGTATTGTAATACTAACTCGTCATTTATTTCTTTTTCTTGAGCAGCTCCTTTGTCTTGTTCTTGCAACTGCTTCCCTTCATCTTGCTCTTGCTCTTGCTGTACGATTTTTTCATTTTCTTCTGTATTTGTTGTTTGTTGTTCCTGCTCTTGTTCTTTAGACTCTTCTTTTTTAGTTTCTGAAAACATCTTTCTTTTGTTTGATGTTTCGTCTCCAACCATTCTTAAGTTGCCTAAAGGATTTTTAACTTCTTCTGTATTTGATTCGCTATTCATATAAAGTAAATTTATTTATGTTACAAAGATAATTATATTTTTTTACTCTAATTCAAAGGCACTTAACTCGTCTTGTTCGTCAAAGTTAATAGCAGGCATATCTTTCTGTCTTTGCTCTATAAGCTTAGACTGAGCCGTTGCTTCTTTCTTTACACGCTCGTCTTTACGATTTTCCTTCATTAACTCTTTTTCCATTCGTTCTTGTCTTTCTTCTTGCTTAACAGGAATTTCGTAAGACGCTTTCACTTCTTCGTGCTGGTTTTTAAGCTTGTATTCTTCTTGCATTTTTTGCATAGAGTTTTGGTGTCTTAAAGCTTCTAGCTTTCCTTCTGCATCTATACTCATGGCTTGCTCTTGTTGCTTAGCTTGAGACGCTGCTTGTGCAGACTGAATGTTAGCTTGTTTTTGAGCTTCTATTTCTTGCATTTTTCGCTCTTGCATCTTTTGCTCTCTTCTTTTCTTACGTATCTTTAGTATCTCGTTAGCGTATTTTATATTTTTAATAGCCATTATATCTATCTTATCTTCTGTACCTAATGTACCGTTTTGTATTTCGATAGCTATATCTCTCTCTAGTTGTGCTTTTTCTTCGTCGTCCATAGATAGGTCTACAAAAATAGCAAAGTCGTGTAAGTGTAAATCGTTAACAAATTCTAAGCTTCTTACGTTATAACTACCTATTTTGTTTATTAAATCTTCTTTTGTTTTACTATACTCTAATATGTCTGATATTCTGTAAGACAATGACTGAAACAATCTACGAGTTATATACTTACTAGCTTCTAATATGTGTCTTGTAGCTACGTTAGAGTTGTATGCTGCCATTTTTTGAATACCAACTAAAGCATCTTTATCGGGCGTACTAGCGTCTACTGCTTCGTTAACCCCTGTAATGTCTCTTATTTGTTGTATATTAAACATATATTGCTTCTCTAAAGCCGCTAACTTGTTGTTAAATCCTGACGTTGTAATTTCTTGAATAGGAACTTTGCCATGATTAAAGTCTCCACCATAGTTTTGACTTCTACCAAAGATACTACCTGTTTTCATATACATATCAAAGGCTTCTTGCGGAGAGTAGCTACCACCGTCTCCTAAGTCTATTTCAGCTAGTCCGTCTACATCTATAAACTGACCGTCTGGAACCATCATTTGCAAGGTTTGTTGTATCTTGTAATCTAGCATCTTTATTTTATCTGCAAATGGTATCATTCGCTTAACTAAAGAGTCTATTTTGTTTTTATACATATTAGGAGCACAAATAACATAGTTGTTTAATACTCTGTTGTTGTTGGATTTTGGTCTTACTTGATTTTCTGCTAATTCCCAACGCAACATGATATTAGTGCCTAAAACATAAGCACCTTCAAACCATATTTCTTCATACTTTGTTAGCTTATCAAAATCTCTATCTCCTTTTCCTTTTACTTCAAAGTCTTTATCTTTTTTAATTATTTTTCTACCGCCTGTTTTATTAGACTTTTCTTTATATATCTTTTTTCTTACTGTTTTATATGAGAAGTTTAATATAGCTATTTTACCATCTAGGTTGTCATCGTAATCATCCCAACCATCTAAACCATGATAGTCCGCCCAAGTAGTAGACGCTTCTTGTATTCTATCACGTTCTTCGTCTGATAGGTAAGGGTGTTCTTTAATTACATTAGATATTAATTCGTTTTTAAACTCTCCTACATAGTAAACATCTTTAAAGTAAGGGTCTTCGGTATAACTCCATATTAAATTCTCAGGGTCTACGTAGTCTAATATAACACCATCTGAATGAGAGTATATGCTCTTAGATGCACCAATACCTAAATCTACAAGGTCTTTTTCTACTCTACGTCTAGTAGTTTCGTTGTATTCGTTTTCTTCTGATATGGTTGTAATAGCAGCTTCTTCTGCGATTTCTATAGCAGGTTTATATTTAATCTCTGTGTATATATCTAATTCGTTGTCATCTTCTGGAAGCTCTCTAGGGTCTGCTGTAAATGTATCTATTCCCATTTGTTTTGCTTTTAACGAAAAGTCTTTAGTAACCATGTCTTTTTTTATGGCTTCTCTAAATTCTATACGTTTAGCTGTGCTTTCTCTGTCTACTGAAAACGCTTTTATTTGATAATCTCTTTGTGATATACCATTAGCCACTAAGTCCGCAAACTTAGGTACAATAGGTATTGGAGTGTCGTCTAAATTAATGTAAGATATATCCCCATCATCTCCCATTTGTTTTTTAATATGGGTCGTTGAGTTTTCTCCACGAGCATAAGAACGTCTTAATCTAAACTCAGTCCTGTTATCGTAAAATGTAGAATAACCTGTGCCTTCACGCTTAAACCATTCGCCTTGTATGGCTTTGGCTACTTGCAAACCATACTCTATATCTTTTTGTATAGAGAAGTCGTCTGTTTGCTTAGGGAAAGCTACTTTGCTTATTGCTAATTTGGCTTTTTTCTCTCTCATCGTTTTCTTTTAATATTCATTGTTATTTTCTTTTTCTCTTTCTCGACTGTGTACTTATTTCTATTTACAGCCATTAAAGCTAAACCACTACTAATTGTAGCATCAAATTTAGTCCTTTTATTTATATCAAACTTCATCCAATCTTTTAGAGTGTCTACGAAATACATATCTCCGTAATCGTTTGTTTCTAAGTTGTAGCCTATATGTGTATTTACATAGCTTTCAATAGCAGAAGAGTGCATAAGCTTCATGTCTAAACTAGAGTTTGGTACACCACCTAATTCTATTTCGGTAGGAGATAGCTTACTTGTTGGCTTATCAAATCGAGTTATAGAGTAGTTTCTGTAACCCCTGTTTTTAAAGTGATACAGCAGTCTAGGTTTGTTGTTCTCTATAAGTATAGGCATACCATAAAAAACACAAGCCATTAAAACATCTTCAAAAAACTGTTCTGCTGTTTTTGGTCTAGCAATGTATTCTAAGAAAAAATGATTACTAGGTACGTCTCCTATAGAAAACCTAGTTACTCCATGCAACGCACCTTTTGAGCCACGCTTAGAGTCTGAACTACTTGTTCCGTATTTAGTTACAGAGTCTACTGTTCCTGATATATCGTAGCTATCACAACCAAACGCACCCATAGTGTCGTTTAAAGGTGCTTTACTGTAACCACCATAACCCATTCTAGTTTCATACTGATTCTGCATACTTTTTGGCGGTATCCACGTAACTTTAAAGTTACCTTTTTCGCTTTCATTCCAAACTACATTGGTATCAGGTATTCCGTTTTCCCAAGAGAAGTTTCCTTGTTTTACTTTTTTAGCAAAGTCTGCATCTTCGCAATATTGTATTTGCTCTTGTATTCTCTCTAAGCTAAATAAACAAGTTTCTGCTTCGTCTCTTAAAGCGTCTTTTAACTTCATTGGGTAAGCTCTTAACTCTTCGTTATATGCTACTTCGTTTTGCTTTCTCTTTTGCTTTCTAATAGCTTCTAAGTATTGTACAGCACCTATTTTTTTAATACTGCCTTGTACATTTTCAAAGAAACCACCGTCAGGTACTACTTTATGGCACTTACCATATTTATCTGTAAACTCAGTCATGTTTTCGTGAGCAGGTAAAAAGTAAGAGTATAAACCTGTAGGTGTTCGTTCTGTTACTTTGTCTCTTTTGTTTATGTTTGAGCCACTTAATATCTCTATAAATTCCGCACCACCTTTTTCGTGAGCAGCTACAGTTGAGCCTAAAAAAGCTTTACCTACAATTTTACCACCTTCATCGAAAGTTGGTGATATCTCACCCCAATGTTCTAAGTAGTTGTGTGGTTTTTTCCACTTGCTGGCTTCGTCTCCTAGATACCTGTACATTTTCTGACCGTCATAGCTATCGTTTTTAGTAGGCTGATAATCTATTATAGTGTTTAAGTAATCGTCTGTATTTGTGTCTTTCTTTTTTTTAGATGCTTTAGTGTTGTCTGAAGGTTTAGCAAACTCTATTAGTTTAGGACTATCTATTTTACCCTTAACAACAGGTATAAAGAAAAAAGGTAAGTTTCTTAATGCGTAAGTTAGTTTTATGTATGCTTTCTTAGCATCGTTGTCTGACTTAGATGTAATACCAAAGTTAGCGTTTTTAGTAGATGTAGCTTCATTTAACATTCTAAACACTTTTTCATAAGTAAAACCAGTACGCCTAGACTTTACGAATATCTGACCTAAGCATCGTTTATCTAAAACACAAGCTTCTGTATGGTAAAACATATTAAGTTGTGCGTACCTAAAGTCCATATAACCGCCATCGTCTGCCATTTTACACCACTGTAAGGCAAAGTAATGACTTCCTGTTAAGTACACAGGCTCTCCGTTATTCATAAACCAAACACCTTCTCGTCTACGCTTAAACTCTTGCATTATATACTCGTAGTAAGCGTCTTGATTTTCTTGTGTTAAGTTTTTAGGCATAGGTGTTCTTTCCCAAAACTGATGCCTTTGTCTTTTATCTGAAAACAATATATCCTTTTTATCAGGTACTTTAGGTAAAGCTATTCTTAAGTTGTCTAAGGTTATTATTTCTCCTATTGTACCTTTAGGGCATATTATAATTGCTTTGTTTTGTGTGTCGTACCAAGACTTGTGATAGTTTTTCTCAGGATAAAATTCTTGATTAGCGAACTTTTCAGGGAAACCTATTTTAAACTCTTTATCTTCTAACTGGTAGTTTTCTGCTTCTAGTTGAAGTCTTAACTCTATTAAGCTTGCATCTATTTCGTTTACCGCTTCTAATAAAAATACTTTACCTTGAGATGCTAAGTAATGTTTTTCTTCGGGTATCTCGCTATAATCAATTTCCATAGCAAAATAACTTCTTAATGTATTAAGTGCTACATCTCCTGCAACAACTAATCGCTCTACGTAATGTTTAAGTTTTTCGGGATTGGGTTGGTTGTTTGAGTTATCCCATTTATTAATCATAACTTTAGCGTACTTAAAGCTATCTACTTTACTACGCATTAAGTTTTTGATTTTTTCTGGCTCAATTTCAGACAAGTCTATTTGATACTCTAATCCTTGAATTATAGTATTAATTGCACTTTCTATATCTTTACTTAACCCTATCATACTTTAGCACATACATCTCTTGTGTCTATCTTAATAAACTCTTTACCTAAAACATTAAAGTAATAGTTTCTGTAATCTTCGTAAACTATAGTGTCTCCTTTTTTTAAACCTAATTCGTTTTCTTGCTTATATGAATTAACAGCTACAATGCCTACGTTTTCGTTTAAGTGTTTATGAGAAAACTCATCATTGTTAGGCACTCGTTCAAGAAATAAATAAGGGTCAATAGAAATCATTTCTCCGTTTTTAATAACCATATAAGGGTCTTGGGTAAAGTATAAGTCATCAAAAATATGCTTAATACCATTGTTCATTTCCCCCATTTGTGTACGACCTACTCTAAATGTATTGTGGTGTACTACAATTAAATCTCCCTTTTCAATTATCCCTTTGTAGTCTTGTGGCGTTTCAACTACTTCTGCAACTCTGTTAGTATGTTCGTGGTTGTCTATATTATCGTTAACAATAATGTCTAAACCATCAATATCCATAGTCGTTCTATACTTGTCGCCTTTGTGTGGTTTAATTAAAAAGTAAAATGGACTTTTCATTCTGCTAGTTTAAATTCATAATGACATACTGCACTTTTTTGAAATCCTTTCCATTCTTGTACTAAGTCTCCTTGCTTAACGTAGACAATGTATTCGTCTCCATCTAAAACAATATCACTTATGATTAAATCTTTTTTTCTATTAGCAAAACTACCAACTTGATAATGCATAGCATTCATGTAATCTGAGCCTACGCTAATTTTTCTAAACAATTTTTTATCACTCATCTCAAATAAATTTTATCTTCTACAAAGATAGGGATTTATCTAGAGATTTTTTTGAACTTTTCTATAGTACGTCCACCGAAGTATGCAGAGTATATTGTTAGTAGTAAAATTTGTAGTAAAGAAATCCATTCTTGGCTAACTTCAAAGTTGATACTGCCTGCGTCTATAAACACAAGTAGCACAGCAGAAAAAGTTAAAAATCCTAAAGATAAAGGTCTTATGTTTTTAGATAGCCAAGAGTCTGATGTCATGTCTGAATCCCAACGCTGAGAAATAGACTTAAATTCTTCTTTGTCTAATTCTATTTGTTCTATAAGCATTTTTTTATCAAAATCGGTAAGTTCTTCTATTCCCCTTATTTTGTCTGCTAGTTTATCTAAGCCGTCTACACCAGTAAGGCTTCCTGCTATATCTAACAACTCAGGAGCAACTTGTTTACCTTGCTTAGCCAACCAACGTAAAGCATCTCCAACACGAGTTGAACCATTACGCTCTCTGTATGTAGGTTTTTTATCAGGCATTATTTTTTCTTAGGCACACAATTAGGTACTTTTTTACCATTCTTTTTTTTCATTCCGTATGCTTCGTAGCCTTTCCAACAAGCATTTTTTAGTTTTTTCTTTGCCATAATTTAACAATTCCAAGCTTTTCTGCTCCAGTAGTTAGCACTAAGCTTATTATTTTTACCTTTTATACCACCACTCCTAGCACAATAACTTTTTTTACGCTTAGGGTTGTCTTTTTTAATTCTCATATTAGGGTCTCCAAAGTGTATGATTTTTTCCTTACCACCCGAGCAGGCTTTAACCACCTTAGTTTTGTTTTTCTTAGGCGAGCTCTTAGGTTTATTGCATTTCATTTTGCTTTTATCTACTCTTTTAGCCATAATATTTTCCTTTATACAAAGATACAAAAAAAGCCAAAGTATAAACTTTAGCTTAAATCTTGTTGTAACAAATTTTGAATATATATGTAACTTTACATTAAACTTGTTATTTGTAAATCATCATCAAAAACAATAAGCTGATTTTTCCTAGTTTCCTTGTGTACAATACTGTGAGCGTAAGCCCAACTACTCATTCCTGCTCTAGTGTAGTATTGGTTTATCTCGCACGTAACACCAACTACTGTTACTCCGTTGTGTATTATAGGAGAGTGTTGATGTGCGTGTATCATTTTGGTATTTAACCTACTAAATGATTTGTAATTACCCCTTGAGCCATTTATACCAGAGTCTCCGTGCTCTCCTGTTTCGTAGCTACACAAACTCATAGACTCTCCATGATTAATATAATTTACTTGTGGCATAGCTTCTTTAAGTAAATAACCATACAGTGAGCCGTAATCTCTTAAGTCTACTGTTTGTTGTATATGAGCGTATTTTAAATACGCAGGAGAGTTATGTAAGTCTCTCTTCCAATCAAAGCTATTAATGTGTCTATCTAAAAATACATCGTGGTTAGATAATACTACGTTTACTTCTCCGCCTACTTCTTCTTCTAACTTAGCGATCCAATCGAAAGTTTCTTCTATCTCTTCGTCTATTAAATAAGCTTCTTGCTTTATTTTAAGACGCTGTATAAACATATCTTTTACTTCGTGGGGATTAAACGACGAGCCATCTAAAACATCGTGTAAAACGTGCTTATCGGGTTTTATTTGTTTAAGTAAAGAAGTTGTAGCATCGAACACATCTTTGTTTATGTTTCTAGTGTGCCAATCTCCCCAAACTATCCCTTCTATGTTTTTTATTTTCTTAACTCCTTTAGGTGTTACGCTATAACCTACATCGCAAAAGTTACCTTGCTTGTCTATCTTTACGTTTCTAGGCACGTGGCAAGTTCCATCTTTTTTCTTCTCTATAATAACAAAACCGTAAGAATGGTTTTCTCCTGCTATGTCTCCTGCTTTAGAGTCTGAGTAATTTTTGTGTGTAATAAACCCTGTGGTAGACATTGTACGAAGTGCTTGATTTTTAAATCTAGGCATCGTTTTAAAATGTATTTTAGAGTGTGGCAAGACTAGGTTATAATCTCTAGCCATTAACTCGTAACCACTTAAAGGCTCTTTTGCGGTAGGTCTAATTCTTGTATTGGTAGCCATTAGTGTATCTCCTAAATAACGCTTGCCATAATGTAAATAATCTATAATCTCGTCTACCCACCATTGTTCTGTTTCTTTTTTATTGTTCTCTACGGGAGACGTTGGGTTTCTATATCTTGAAGGTGCAACTACAATTTCACATTTTTTACCTAGTGAGTTTATAAAATCTTTGTACCTAAGCATATTTTCCCACGCTTTTTTGTGCACGTGAGTTTTGTTTTGTGCAGAAGTAAATAATACTACATCTGTTTCTTTGTGTAATTCTTTTTTTCTAGCTTTTGTTAATTGACTTGGTAATGTTGAAAATGAGTTTTCTGTAAGATTTAATCTTTCTTTCCACCATTGTCGTATTGTTCTAGGTGCTGCTCCAAATTTGTGGCTTAAAATATCCATCTTTTCTTCGTGGTTTATACCACTTTCATAATAGATACTTTTGATGTATTCCTTGTCTTCTTCGGTTAAATCTTTAAATTTTTTCTTTGTTTTTTCTGAGTTAGATTCCATTGAAATTAGTTTTAAAATTTCGTAAATATAATTAAAAAGACTTAAAAATCTAAATATTTGTAGGTAATTTACCCCTTACGTTTATTCCTGAGTAGTGTCTATGTTCGTGTAAAGCATCAAAACTAGGGCATTCTTTAATACGCTCCCAAGATTCTATAACTCCATTTTTGTTTTGGTCTGTTGAAAAATCTCTATGTCCGCAAACTAATATATTATCTATATTTACACCATTCTTTTCTAACCAAAGTAAGGCAGTAGATATGCAATGGTCTATCATTAATTTTTGTTTGTCTGTTCTAGTGTCTTCAGCTTTATGTACGTTGTCTTTATCTACTCCGCCAATATAAGCTATGTGTATAGATGAGCTATTATATCCACGAACACCATTAGTTATTGTAGATAAACCTGCTAAATCGTGTATCTTTCCGTCTACATCTACAACTCTGTGATAGCCAACGCTTTTCCAACCTAATGTGTTTTTCCAAAATCGTTTTATAGATTCTATACTACCAAATCCTGCGGTGCAATGTATTACTATTGTTTTTACTTTTTTTGGTCTAGGCATATTTTATTTTTGTAGATTACTAAATAGTTTACTTATAATGTTGTTTAAGGTATCTCTTATTCCGTGTAACAATTTAGAAATATAATCTGTATTTTCTATATTTTTACGCTCTTTTATGCTAAGAATATTTGTAATACTACTTATACCTTCTGATACAACAAGTATTTTAAGGACTATTTCTACAAGCCATTTAAAATCGAAACCTAATACAAGAGCAACCAAAGCTAGTATCATAGGTATTAATAAAATAGTAGACTTGCTTACAATACCCCAAAGCAACACCTTAAATGAAAACTGAAGCTTGTTTATGTATAAGGATTTAATAACACCTAAAATAGTGTCTATAACCATTAATACAGATAGAATTTTAACTATATCTAAATCTATTTGTAGAAACGCAAAAACAGCATAGATAACCATTTTAATTTCATACCAATAATCTGCTAACCAATCTGTTTTTTGTGCTACGTAATCTACAAATTTCATCTATCTATATTCTTTTGCTGTTTTTTTTATTTCTTTTTCTGTTCTAATCCATTCAATACAATGAGATTTGCCTTTAACCCACATAGGAACATCTGCTGCATCTACTAAAAATCGTATTACATGACCTAAGTAGTTTAGCTGTTTAGCTTTGTATCCTTTACCTAATACGCTACTTATAGGCTCTCCAAATATACCAAATAAATTAACGTGTTTTTTTAATAAACAAATATTTAAAGTTACACCAAATAAATAATTACCAAAAACATTAATATTAAAAGACTTTCTAAACGCACTATTTTCGCTTCGTTTAGTTGCTAATCTTACAATAGTATCTACTACACTAATTAAAGTAAATATTTGTAATGCTAATATGTTCAATATCCATCCCATTACTCTACTAATTCCAAGTCATCGCTTGTTGTTATGCCATAGTTGTTAATTACACCTTGTATAGATTCTTGGTCTATAACAAACTTAGCCATTTCAAAACATCTTTGCTTAATGTTAGCTATTAAATTTGTATCGCTTTCCAAAGGTGGTAAAGCTTGCTCTAGTTGCTCTAATTCTGCGTAAGCAAATGTTTTAGGCTTAAAGTTATCTAGCTTTGCTATTCTGCCTTTACTATCTATAAAATAGTACAAACCGCTTGCTTGTATGTTTGGTTGTACTTTGTTTAAGTTTATCTTTAAATAAACTATCGCATCTTCATTAGAGCGTGTATGCTCATTAGGTACGTTTTTAACTGTTTTTGTTCTTAGTGTTATCATATTGTTGTTCCGTTTCCGTTGTTATATAAATCGCTGTCTTGCTGCGCTGTTGTTTGTCCATTTATAAATGATACTTCGTCTATTTCTCCATTAAGAAATAGAGATGTTGATCCTGATTCTCCTAAAACAATAGCATTGTTAACACTTGGTTTATTTGTAAACGTATAAACTCCCTGTATCTGATTGTTTATTTTTAAAACAAAATCAATACCGTATTTTATTTGTATAAAATAATAATTACCAACAACATAGTTTAATGTAGATAATATATCTTGAACACTACCATTATCTCCAAAAACAGCTCTTATTTTATTATTGTTTCTAAATTGGATATAAGTTTTTAGTTCTTCAAAATTAGAACCTACATCTTGTCCTATAATGTTACAAGTTTGATTTGAATTAGCCTTTGCCCAAAAAGATAATGTGAAGTTGTTGCTATCAAAATCATTATAGATAGAAGTAGGTAAATCCACCCTACCATCAACCCCATCAAAACTATAAGCATTGCCTATTTTACCAGTCACACCTTGCGTAACACCGCCAAACAAAGTACCGTTATAAGAGTTAACTACGTCAATAGCATTTCCGCTTGTTTCTTCTAGCTTGTAGTAAGCAACTGCATTTTGGAATAGTGCTGGTGTTGTAGTTGTCGTTACATTAATTGTGTTGGAATAATCTGAAATATTAAAATACTCATCTGCTAAAATGATTTTGACTTTGTATGTAGTTAGTTGTTGTAATTTAATAACATAAGGTTTATTTACATCGGTTATATTTTGAAAAAAACCATTTACAAAAACTAAAGCATATTTTAAAGTATTAACGTGGGTAGGTTGCGTAAAGCCTAACTCGACATAAGTACCACCTATTGTTGTGGCTGATAAGTCTGTTACTGCGTTTGGTTTTGTATTTGCGTTAGGATTAGATGTATCTTTGTACAAAACGCTACCACCGTTGCCTATCAACTCTGTAATATCGCCATCTCCTGTTGTAGCTGAATCAATAATTAACTGCCCAAATGTTGAGCTTTCAAAAACCCTGTCGTCGCCTGTTGTACTACCTATACTTGTAGCATTAGGAAAAGCCATAATTGCACCACCTAATCTCCTTAATGCAAAATCTTCTATTGCAGTTATAGCAGGCAAATAAATAAATATATTTTGGTTTACTTGTAAAGATGCTCTATTGTTTATGCAATATCCTTCTAAATCTACAAAATAAGTCATATTTTTATCTACAAAATTTACCCCGATTGATAATTCATAATTAGTTTCAATTCTAAAAGCTACATTTTCTCCATTAATTTCAAAATCTTTTATATCACTTGTAGAATAATTACTTGAATTTGCAAAATAACTAATAACATCTGATTCATTAGTAACTATTGATGCCACGCCACCCCAAAAAGTATTAAACCTTTTACCGCTTATATAATTAGCAAAAAAATTTAAAGATGGACTTCTCATTATTCTAAAGTATTTATTCTTAATCTATGTACGCCTGTCTCAACGCTACCTAAATAAGCCATATCAAAATCGTTAACTATTTCAACAACTCCTAAATAAGCATTTAATGTTTGCCCTGTTGCAGCTACAAATGTAATTGTTCCTATTGCTCCATCTGCTCTTTCGTAAGATGTGTCTGTGATATTTGTATCTACTGTAACTGTTACATCGCTTGTTCCGTTGTCTATTAAAACTCTACGCCCATTTTGAGATAAACCACTTACTAAGTCTGATGTGTTTAAATTTATTACCGATGCACTTAAATCTGCTGTTACTGTTGTTGTTTCAACGTCAGGTTTATTCTTAATAAAGTCATCAGCAGTATTGTCTGTTTGATTCCAATCAGACTGCACATTTACTTCTGCTCCAGCTTCAATGCCATTTAATTTATCTCTTTCAGATTGTAAAAACTTTCTAGTATTAACACCATCAGAAATATCGTCTAAAGTATCTGTAGGTTTTTGAAACTCATCTCCTGTAGCGTACTTGTTTGTAGTTCCTTCTGTTACAATATCGGTATCTAAAGCTATATTTTCAAAAAGACCATTAGCATCTTTGTATCTTAAAATATCTCCTTCTGTAGGATTATTTATTTTAACACCTTCGTCTTTATTTATGTTTGAGCCTATTGAAGGTCTTACAAATATAACTCCTTGTGTTGCGTGAGAGTTTATTACCGCTGCAACTTGTACTATATTGTTTGGTGCTTGTGGTATGTTTGTTTGAAACTTTCCTATGTCTGTTGTAGATGCGTATAAAATATCTCCTTCCGAAAAAGAGCTTGTATTTAAACCTCTTATTCTACCAAACCATAAAACCTTACCTTCTTCTCCATTTGCTATATCTTCTGCTGTTACTCCCATAAATAAAGAGCTTACAAAACTTCCGTTTGCTAAAAAAGGCTCTATAAGTAATCTTCCACTTGCTCCTAAAGTTCCTGCAAATCTTACAGGTATTCCTTTTGCTATTGTAGCGTTAGATTGATTTTTTACAGGATAAAACACATCTCCGCCAATTACTTGTTTGTATCCATTAAGATACACTTCTAATGCCTTATCGTTTTCGTTAAAGAATGTTGTACCTTCTGTTGTAGGAGTGTTTGTTGGGGTAACATCAAACTTTACGTATCCTGCTTCTAAACCAAACTCTCCTAATTCTACGTCTTGTGTTGCTCCTGTGTAAGGTACTTTTTCGTTTAAAGATGTTCTTGATATTATTTGTATATCGGCAGATGTAAGTGCAGTAGATTCTGTACCAAAACTATTATTTACCGCTAAATCGTTCAACGTCCAAACTATAGAATATTCTCCGTATGTTGCCGAAAAAAAAGGTATTTCTGATTTTTCAAATACTACATCTGGTTTTATAGTGTTTGTTGCTGCTGCACAAAAATCTTCTGCACCTAAAGATTGTAAATCAGTTAAAGGGTCTGTTATATCTACTCTTACAGGCTTGTTTGGAGTTTCTGAAACACTACCGCCACCACTAGATAAAACTACCCAATTATCTGAGTTAGTCCTATCTAAACCATTCCACTTATAATGCTCTTTACTTTCTTCTGAGTAAACAATAATACCTTCATAGATATTGTCTAACTGTGCTGAGTTTAATAAATCTGCATCGTTAATAACAACTTCTCTGTCGTCTGGTGGTGTTGGGTTTTGTATCTTAAAACCGCCTGGTACATTAAATGCTCCGTTGTACTTTGCCATATTATTCTAATCTATATGTGAAAACACCTGTTGAAGTGTTAATTATATATTGCGTTAAAGTAAGAGATGTTCCGTCTTGATACTCTACTGTTATTGCTTGCTCTGTATAAGCACTAGATGCTAAAGCAAATCCTGTTCCTGTCTCTATTATATCTGCCCCCGATTTAGTGCTTAAAAACACCCCATACTCTCCAGCAGGTACTGTTATTTGTGTAGTAGCACTTCCTTGAATTATTTTACTTAACGATGAGCTTAAGTTTGTGTAACTATTTCCATTAAACCCTGCATTAGTATTAGCTGAACCTTTCCATTGTGGTATAATAGATACTGCTGTTCTGCTTAATGACACGTTTCGTGTACTTAAATCTGATGAGTTTTGAAATGTTACTTGAAATGATTTAGATAGGTTACTAACTATGTTATTAAAAGTTTGGCTTCCGTTAGGGCTTAATGCCACATTATTTCCATCAAAAGTTGCAGAAACTATTGTATCGTCTCTCTCTGTTACTGCGTAATTAAAAGTTATGCTTACGCCACCTATTAAGTTTCTCTCGAAAGTTGAAGGTGTCCTAGATAATGATATTGTTCCTTCTTCATAAACTAATTCTTTTAACCTAGAAACGTTATCTTCTGAAAACGCAAATGCTGGTAATGGTATTCTAGAAACTTCTGTTGCGTCTTTATTTAGTAATAAATCGTTAAGGTCTCTACCTAATAAATACTCTGGTATAGGGTCGCCTGTTTCAAAGCCTGTTTGGTCTACTAGGTTAAAGTCTGATAATGTTGTTTGTTGCTCTCCAAAACCTGTAAGACCGCTATTACCTTGATATAAATAAGACTCTACTTCTGAGTTAACTGTTACTGTAAAAACAGTAAACCCTTCTGACAAAGTTTGAATATCAATAGGTGGGTTTATGTTGTTTACTGCTTGAGATATGTTTAGCGGTTGTATTTCTCCTAAAGCTATTATATCTGTTGTAGAATCTTGCTCTATGTTTTCTACAACCAAAGGTTTGTCTGATATTACTTGTAGGTTTTGAGATGTTATTTGAGTATCGTTTACTCCGTAAACACCTTTGCCTAAATTTTTTAATGCTATAACAAAAAAACGATTACCCCTATTTAACTTAAAGAAGTATATATCATTTGCTTCTATTGTTAATGACGGAGATAATGAATTTACTAAAGAAGCTGCTTCTTGCAATACTGTTTGTGTAGCACTAGGAGTTTCTATTGTTGGTAAGGTAAACGATTTAATTACATTATCTTGGTTTATTGTACCAAACTCTGATGCAATAAAGTCTTTTAAACCACCTACTGTATAGTTTTTGGTTTTATTATTATCGTCTCCATCCGAGCCTAAAACAATATCGTTAATTGTTATATCGTTATCTCTTACGTATGTTAATATTTTAGCCATTTAATCGAAGCTTATAAATTGATTTAAGTTAACAGTTACTCCTTTGCTTTCTAACTCATCTATAAAAGGTTGCATTGTTGGTGTTGCTAAAGAGTCGTGGTTTCCTA